GCAATAAAAGAACAGCAAGTTCAAATAGATGAACTCAAAGCTACCGTAGAAAGTAAAGGAGTTATATCATGAGTAAAGCGAGAACAATGTCTAACCTCCTGACATCTTCAGGAGATGTGATAACTACCGCCCTCGATAATGTGGGGGCGGCTGGTGCTTTGATGGACTCAGAGCTTACTGCTATTGCTTCTGTAAAAGCTTTGAATCAAGGAGTTGCTACAGGTGACAGTCCTACGTTTGCGGCACTAACAAGCACAGGAGAAATCGTAGCTAATGGTGGCATAGCACTTGGCGATAACGACAAGGCTACCTTCGGTGCTAGTGATGATTTACAGATTTACCATGATGGCAGTAATAGCTGGTTTAAAGGTAATAATGCTGGAAATAATACAGTAGTTGTTGCTCCTGGTGGTACTGGAAGCGTTTTAATTACAAACTCTTCTGGTGATAATATCATTACTCAACAAGGTGATGTAGCTATGTTGCATCACAACGGGTCAACCAAACTAGCCACCACTTCCACAGGGGCAACAGTCACAGGTACACTTAACGCAACAACAGTTGATCTAGGAAACTGGACAGTAACAGAGAGTAGTGGAGTATTATTCTTTGCTACAGGTGGAACCAATAAAATGAAGCTCGATGCGTCAGGTAATATGACTTGCGTGGGTAACGTTACAGCATATGGGAGTGTATAAAAATGGCTTTACCAGGTAGCGGGCCTTTAACCTTTCAAGCGATACAAGATGAATTTGGTAGCTCTCATCCTATTTCCCTAAGTGAATACTATAGGAACGGTGGGTTAGTTCCCTCAAATAATGGAAATGTGCCAACCTCTGGGCAAATTAGCGTTGGGAACTTCTACGGAGCAGTTAATGAAATCGGTGTAACTGCATCAAGTGGGGCGGCATCATATAACGTACAGACAGCGTTCAGTGCTTACTGGAACGTAGCAGTACCTAAACGCCTTACAATCAACTCTGGTGTAACCTTAGGTATTCTAACAGTACCTGCTTCTATGGCAGGAACACTAATAATAGATAACTCTGGAGCAGTTCAAGGTTTAGGTGGAAACTCAGCAGGGGCCTCTGGTGCAACAGCTATGACAATCCAATCCACTGGCGTTACAATCAACCTGGTCTCAGGCTCAACCATCTCAGGTGGGGCTGGAGCTGGCGGAAACGGGGGAACGGGAGGTCAAGGAAGTACTCAGAATAACTATTATTGTTGCGGTTGTCAGTGTTGTCCCGGGGGTTGTAGCGGACATTATAACGACTATGGACATTGTTGCGGTAATGATTGTAATAACTTCTATGGTGGTTGTCACACAAACTCATACTATAGTGGTGGGGCTGGTGGAGCTTTTGGTCGAGGTCAGGGCTACAGTCAATTACAAGCCAACGGAACTGCTGGCTCGGCTGGTGGCACGAATGCTGGAGCTGGTGGAGCTGGCGGAAACGGAGGTACTTTTGGCAACTCAGGTGCAACGGGTGCGTCAGGAGCTAACGGAAATAGCACAAATGGTTCTGCTGGTTCTGCTGGCGGAGCGGCTGGGCGAGCAATAACTTTCTCAGGAGTATCAGCTTACACAATCATTGGTACAAACTCTGGAACAATTAACGGAGCGTACACATAATGACAGCTTCGGAAAGATATGAAATCTGCAAGGGTTGCCCTTGGTTCAGATCAAGCATCGCACAGTGCAAAAAATGCATGTGCATTATGAAACTCAAAGTACACTTAAAATCTGCAAGTTGTCCTATCGGTAACTGGTAATAAGGAGATATAAATATGGATTATACAATAACAGAACTGACAGACGGCAATGCATTAGTGACCTTTGCTGATGGTGCTTGGGCTAATGTCCCAGTGCTAACAGAAGACACAAAGGAAATTTTTGAGAAAAGGGTTCAAGGATTTGCTACAAAAACTGTTGGGTCAAATCCTGATTGGATAGCGGCTTCCCAAACTGGCTCAGTAACTCAGGTAGCCTTAGGTGATGACATTGCACCAACAATTATAACCTCAACAGGTGAGGAGGAGTTACCTGATTGGCTTCAAGCAAGAAAAGACGCATATGGCGGATGGGCAAGTCAACTTGAGTATATCACTGAAAACGGCTTGGCCGCTTGGCAGGAAGAAGTAGCAAGGATTAAAGCCTTACATCCTCAACCCGCATAAGGGGATATTTTAAATGGAAATTGAGACACGTATAAATAAAATGGAGTGGACTCTAGATCGTCACGATGAATCTATAAAGGAGTTACGCTCAGTGTCAAAAGAATTAAAATTATCTTTATATTCTATTCATAAAACATTAATACAAATTAAATGGTTTGCTGTTGGCGCTGCAGTATTTGTTATTGCAGATCAAATGGGACTCATGGGACTGATAGGACTTATAGGTGGGTAATGGTTATTGTTGTATTGTTAGTATGTAGCTTAGTGCAACCATATGGCTGCTTTCAAATTAAAGATAACTTAGGCCCTTACACAACACAACAAGAATGCTTTAATCGTGCAAATGAAATTAGAAATAATTGGGTAGTACCACTACATTTTCCTGCGGGATTTAAGTGTGTAACCCCAGGAGAAGGAGTATGAAATGGATGTTATTAATTTGGTTAACTCTTACATTAGCCGCTTGCTCGAGTTTAGACCTATCAGATATTGTTACGGGCGCTGGCGCTACTGGAGCAGCGGTTGTTGCGGCTGCTGTAACTTCAAATCCTGTAGTCATTGCTGGAATAACTGCAAGCGGTGCCATTGCGGGAGGGCTAGCGATGGATGACGCACCATTACAAGTTGCTGATTATGGCGGAGCAGATGGTGAGATAAATTCTTTCTATGAGCTTATGACTTTTGCTATCGCAAACTTCATGCAGCATATGGTTGGTATAGGAATACTACTTGTAGTGATATGGTTCTTAACTGGATACTTAGGTATGCGTAAGCGTAGACCAGAAGAAAAGCAATTACAGAAACAACAAGATATGCTACTTAATAAGATTGGTAAAATGAGGGATTTTTAGTATGACATATAAATTACTTTTATCTATCGCATTTGCTGCGCTTGCTGTAGCATTTGCAACACCTCTAATGGTGACTGCTGCTTTCAGTGCAGACTCTAATACAGTAAGCTCAACTGTTGTTACAGATAAAGCACCACCTACAGCTAATGCACCGTCAGTAGTTGTTAATAACTCAGACGTATGTAAGTCAGCTGCGGCAGCATCTATACAGACACAAGTATTAGGTATAGCTAGTGGTATAACAATCACTGATAAGAATTGTGAACGACTTAAACTATCTAGATCTTTGTATGCTATGGGTATGAAGGTGGCCGCGGTTTCTACTCTCTGTCAAGACCCTAGAGTTTTCGATAGTATGTGGATGTCCGGAACTCCCTGCCCGTTCATGGGTAAGATTGGTGATGAAGCTAAAGCTATGTGGGAAAAGAACGTAGAGTTTATACCTGATGAGTCTGAGATACGCATGCGCGAAGAGCTAGCGATATTAGCTAGACTAGAAGCTAGAGCTGACCAGGATGCTGAAGCTAAATTAGCTGTAATTAAAAATAAAAAAGACTTAAAGAAAAAACAACGAGAAGCTTTAAAAGCAAATAAGAGACAAGCAAGGGAGTTCCAAGATGCAGAGAAAAAACATATTTGGGCTAACCCTCTTGGCTTGCTTCTTATGGTCTTCCTCCTCTAACGCAGATGAGGTATGTCCATCAGGTACTGTAGGTCTATGTGATCCTGACGTGTTCACAACAATTGTAGAAACAATAGTAGAGACTTCAAATAGTGATGGGCAAGGAACATTAACTATAACAGAAACTACACTTACTACAACTGTAGACACTGTGACAAATGAAGACTCAGGAGATTTGCTCAAAACTGGAAATGGCTATGTAACTTCTGGTAAAGAAGGAGACATGGACAAAGACTGGGGAGGGCAAGGGCCTGCAACTATTTCTTCAGGATCTACATGTGGCCAGTTAGGCACAGACAACTGCGCTCAAATAACAGGCAGCGGTAACTCTACATCTACAATGGGCGTATCTAATATGGGTACAACATTTAAGCAGACTATAGATATATCAGATTTAAATATAACTAAAGGCGGTAAGACTACATATAGTATAAAAGTAGATAAGCAAGATTCAAGTGATAGTATATACATGCATATCACAGGTACTAATGGATCTTCAGTAAGCTTCTCAGGTACAGACGTATTGTCAGCATCTGGGGTTAGCTCTGGATATGCTGAATATACTGGAGCATTTGATTTCGCTAACAGCCTTACTACAATAATAGTAGAGATCGGTGGTCGAGATATAAATCTAGCAATAGGGCCGCTGTTTGATGACGTCAGTATTAATGTGTTGTATAATGTAATTAATACGATTGTGTTACAAACCATTACTACAATTGAACAGTATGTTTATAATAATGACGGTGCTACTGAAATAGAAATAGAGATTGTTAAAGATATATTCGAACATAACGATATAGTAGAGCCTCCAAATGGTGATATGTATTTTGAACCTATAGAACATGATAATGATATGTCTTATGATACAGTAGAAACAGAATTAGAATTACCAGATTTTGAAATGGATTTTGAAATTGAATTTGACTTACCTGACTTTGAAATGGAATTTGATACTGGTAACTTTGATATGCCTGATATAGATATGTCAGATATTGAAATGGAAATGGATTTAGAAATAATGCCACCTCCAGATATGCCACCACCTCCAGAACCTGACATGCCTCCGCCTACTAATGTAGAAGAACCGGAGCCTGAAATGCAGGTAACTGAAGTAAAACCTGAGCCAGAACCTATGGATACACCTGGGCCAGAACCAGAGCCTGAGGTAGAAGCTGAACCAGAGCCAGAACCTGAGCCCGTGGATGAGCCTAAAGATGAACCTGAGCCTGATGTAAAGGAAGAAATTAAAGAAGAACCTAAGGAAGAGATTGAAGAAGTTAAAGAAGAACCTAAAGAAATAAAGGTTGCTGAAAAGAAAGAGGAACCTGTTAAAGTTCAGAAGAAAATTGCTAAGCAAAAAGCTGGTAGTAAACTTGTGAAAGAGATGGGAGATGCCAGTCGCTACGATTCGGGCAATCAGTTAAAGACTTTACTCATTATGAATGTTATAGCTGATACTAAAAGTTTCTTTGTATCTAGACAATTTAAAGAGATAGAAGGGTTTTTCACAAGTGAGGTATTACCAGATAGTAATATCCCAGATAATAACGTTGCAGCATACTTAATGTATGTTGATGATGGCGGAACTATGAATAAGTTAATAGATCTGCAATACAAATAAGAGGAGTTTGATATGGCGGAAGTAGAATACAAAGGTATAAAGGTAGGGGGTAGTAAGCTACTACTAATTATCCCGCTGCTTGGTACTATCGGAGGTGCCCTATGGGGTGGGTTCGAAGCTTATAATAGATATATTGAAATGGAAAATAAGATTGCTAACTTTGTATCTCCTGATCTATCTCATATAGATTCATATATGATAGAAACTTCAGGTAAGTTTGAGTTGATTGATGCAGAGTTTGAGTCATTGGAAAGTGTAGATAAAGCTACAACAGCTGTAATAAGTGAGCAAGTTAGTACAATTAAAGCTACAACTATACAGCAGATCAATAGTATCAAAGCAACAATCGCACAGCTTCAAACAGATATACATGATTTACGAATGGATCTTAATCAAGATGTTGCTGAAATAAATAATACTCTTGAGGTAGCATTAGAAGATATGCTAGATACAGTTGATACTACAGTAGATGAAGTTAACATAAATATAGATAAGCAAGAGAAAAGGCTTACTAAACAAGACGACCGCAATAGACAGTCAGTTGAAGATGTTAATAAGTCAAGCGCAGATAATGTTACTATAGTTAGAGGTCTTATAACAAGTAGTGAAGAACGTAGAGATAGAGTAGTAGATAGACTTGACGCTAAGATTGCAGAGACTCAAGTGCTTATAGATAACATGATAAAAGAGAATAGAAAGTTTGTCGATGGTTTAAAAGCAGAGCTTAATGATAAAATTAAGAAGGCTCTTGTGAATCCATTACTTGGTAAATAGCTCCTATTAAATGTCTCCTATAAGAGGAAGGCACATCAAATTTAATAGGGGAATATTAACATGCACAATATAGACTATCCTGGACCAGTAACTTCGTTGTCACAAGAGATCGATGAGATGAAGTATAGGCAGAAAGGGGAAAGCTTTAACGATAAAATAAAACGAATAGCAAGAGCTTTAGCTGATGATATAGAACATCAGTATAGTCTGGAAGATATTCTCGGTACAATGAGATTTTTACCAGCAGGTAGAGTACAGTCTTCAGTAGGATCTAATCGAATTACAACAGCATATAATTGTTTTGTATCAGGTACGATAGAAGATAGTATGCATAGTATCATGGAGAAGGCAAGTGAAGCAGCTGAAACAATGCGTAGAGGCGGTGGCATTGGTTATGATTTTAGTAAGATCAGACCAAGAGGCGACAAGATTAAATCTCTCGATAGCCAGTCTAGCGGTCCTATATCCTTCATGGGTATCTTTGATGCTGTGTGTCAAACCATCGCTAGCTCAGGACACAGACGTGGGGCGCAGATGGGTGTCCTCAGGATCGATCATCCGGACATTGAAGAATTCATTGCTGCTAAACGTAATTCTGATAAGCTCACTGGTTTTAATATTAGTGTAGGTATTACAGATAAATTTATGGAGGCTTTAACCAATGATGGGAATGATGATTTTCAACTCTGCTATGAGGGAATCGAATACAAAACAATATCAGCTCGTGAATTATGGGATTCCATTATGGAATCAACTTGGGACTGGGCTGAACCGGGTGTACTCTTTATTGACCGGATAAGGGAAATGAATAACCTCTTCTATTGTGAAGAGATTTCAGCTACAAATCCATGTGGTGAGCAACCGCTTCCACCGTATGGTGCGTGCCTTTTAGGCTCGTTTAATTTAACCAAATATATAGTTGACAAGACATTTAATTTTAAACAGTTTAAAGAAGATATACCGATTGTAGTGCAAGCTATGGATAATGTTATAGACAGAACCATATACCCACTCAAGCAGCAGTCTGACGAAGCCAAAGACAAGCGTAGAATGGGGCTTGGAGTTACTGGCTTAGCTAATGCAGGGGAAATGTTAGGGATGCCTTATGCGTCTCCTGAATTCCTCGTATGGGCTGAAAAAATATTTGCGTGTTTACGAGACAACTGCTATAAAGCATCAGCAAGACTCGCTGGAATAAAGGGATGTTTCCCACTTTATAGGGAAGAATATTTACAATCAAACTTCATTCGCACTTTACCTGCGTCTGTAAAAAAGGAGATACGTGAAAATGGCATTCGCAATAGCCATCTTATTTCTATCGCTCCCACTGGTACCATTAGTCTTGTGGCTGATAATGTTAGTGGTGGTATTGAGCCAACTTTTAGTCATGCTTATGAACGCATTATTCAAACATTTGATGGTCCTAAAACGGAAAACGTGGAAGACTATGCATACGCACGTGGAGTAAAGGGCCGATCAGCTAACGATATATCGGTACAAGATCACTTAGCTGTTCTATTATTAGCACAGCATTATGTAGACTCAGCATGTTCAAAGACATGTAACGTTGGAGATGATACATCATATGAAGACTTTAAGAAAGTATATGTTGATGCGTGGAAGGGTGGAGCTAAAGGCTGCACTACATTCCGCATGTCAGGTAAAAGATTTGGAATACTTAATACCATTGAAGAAACTGTGGAAATGGCAAAAGAAGAAGGACCAGTTGAAGCTTGCTTTATAGATCCGCTTACTGGACAAAGAGAATGTTCTTAATAATTAAAATGGAGGAGTGACATGGCAGAAGATATTATTTCTGTTACAGATATAGCATCACAAGGAGTGGTAAAGGACACTCCTCCAGTTGCACTAGGCCCTAATGTATTTACAGATGTACGTAACATTAGATTTAAAGATGGCGCTATCAGAAAAATAACCGGTGAGTTATTACTTAATAACATCACAGAAGATTTAACACCAGCTAACGAAACCTTTGGACAAGTAAGATACTTCGCTGTATGGGAAAGTCCTAACAGAACTCCTACTGGTTGCTACTATATATGGGTAGTAGACTATGTCAGAGCTAATATAGTTGTTGGACAAAAAGTATACGTGCAAGATCACACAGGAACTAAACGAGATATAACGCCTGCTACTATGACAAACGGATTTACGTTTACTATTACAGGGTGGCAGCATACTATTTTCTCTGGTGGATTTGCTTTCATTATTAATAATGGAATCGATAGACCTCATTATATATTAGATACTCCAGGTAATCTTGACATTGCTAATTTAGTATTAGCTGAGCTACCTGGTTGGGACGGATACGATGTTAAATCATCTGTCATTACAGATACATTTTCTACAGGCAATCTATTAACATTTGACTTAGGACAAAAAGTAGATTTTGTAAATATGTCTGTTGAAGTTACTGTAGCAGCTGCTGCAAGAACTGCACAAGCAGGTACTCCTACAGGTACAGGTACTGTCAACACAGCTAACTTTGTACCTGGTGCTCTACCAGCTTATGCTAGTTTACCTTCTGTTGGTAATAGTAACTTTCAATTATATAACGATGCAGCAACAAATACTACTATATGTTATATCGGTGGTATGGCTGACGGTAACGAAGTTAAAGTTAAAATAAACTCTCGTGTACCTGTTAATGTAACCGCGGGTATTATACAGTCATTTGGTAGTTTACTTGTAGCTGGAGATTTAACAGAAAGAAGTAGCGCTAACAATCAAATTGTCAGACGATTATCAGGTGTTGTTAAAACATCAGATGTTGCAGTACCAGGGGCTGTGCCTAATAACTGGGATCCATTTGCAGCTGGCGTTAGTACAGCAGATGAATTTACATTATCTGAAACAAATGTAATAACTGAAATGAAATCACTACAAGGTAATATGTATATCTACAGTACAAATAGTATACACGTTATGAGACTTACAGGTAATGTTAATATACCTGTGCAGTTTGGACCAGTGACTGATGAGTATGGTTGCTTAAGCCGTGGCTCAGTTATGGAATATGACGGTAAACATTTTGTAGTAGGTAATAATGATCTCTATACTTTCTCAGGTAATCCAGGAAATATACAATCTTTATCTGATGGTAAGATAAGAGAATACTTTTATAATAATTTAAATCCTATACACGAATCTAAGATGTTTACACTACTGAACCATCGTGAGAACGAGATATGGGTATGTTACCCTACACTTTCTTCATTCAGAGGTGAGTGCGATGAGGCATTACTATGGAACTATAGAGACAATACATGGACTATAAGAGACCTTAATAACGTAGTATCTGGTGATACCGGACCTATTAAAGGCGGAGGCGTACCTACAACTACGATAGCTATTACAGGTAATTCCGGTAATGCTGGATATACAAACGTAGGTA